GCACTGTACTTAAATACATCAAAAGATGATTTTAATTTTTCCACAGCACCGCCAGGCCCGCTCATTAGAGCGTCAGCCATTGCTTGTGATGCTCCAGTGGCTCCCTCAATGCTGTCTTTGTAGCCTTGTAAAGCCTCGATACCTGGACCGTTAATCAAAGTTACCCATTTCGCTGCTTGATTCTTGCCAAATATAGCACTTGCAGCAGCCAATTGTTGTTGGTCACTCAATCCTGCAAAACCTTTTTGTAGCTCAGAAATTGTCTCGGGCATAGACTTTAAACTGCCGTTTGTATCAAAGACATTTATACCCAATTTGTCAAGCCAAAATGATGCCTCTTTTGCAGGACTTGCCAACCTCATAAGACCTGTGTTAAGCGCTGTAGCGCCCTCAGACGCTCCAATACTATGATCACCGAATACGCCAGTCAGCACCGCCAAATCTGAGAAGCTCCAACCCACCGTATTTGCTGTCGAACCTGCTATACTCATAGCGTCAAACAAACCTTGAACATCCGTGTTTGCTTGCGCCTGTGCCTTTGCCATCATATCTGTATAATGACTTGCTTCACTTGCATCTGCTCCAAATGCCTTTAAAGTGTTACCAAGACCACCCGTAACCATTGACAAATCCGATGCCGTACCTGCTGCAAGGCTCATGGCAGGCGAAATCATATCTGCCGCCTGTGCTGCATCAAATCCTTGTCTTGCAAAATTCAAAGACGCATCCGCTGCATCCTGCATACCAAATGTGGAGTTAGATGCAGCAGTTTTTATAGCACTTTCAAGGACTTTTGCCTCGTCAGCAGTACTGCCCATTGTTTCGCTTACAAGCCTTAATGTCTTATCGACTTCGCCAAAACTTTTAAAGCTCGTTGCGCCAACAGCGGCAAGTGGCAAAGTAACCCCAGTGGTGACTTTGCCTCCGAGATTACTTATGCTCTGTCCTGCTTTTTCAACGCCTTTCCAAGCCCTTGATGCGGCGGCTGTGCCACTTGTGAGCGTGGCGATAGTGCTGTTAAAGCTACTTGTAAAGTTGTCCAAAAACCGAAATTCTACATCTACCTGCCTAGCCATCGCGCTCGCTCCTTTTCTTTGCTTCTTCTACCTCTCTTTTGATAAAGTGCTTTATAAGCACCTTGTCAGAAAAGGGTGCATCAAAAAAGACTGACGGGCTCCAGTCGTGATTTACAAATAAGTAATACATCGCCTGAAAATCCGCATCAGTCTCTATGAGTTTTTTATGTCGTCGTATTCGATGCCGTCATCAGCATCATCTTTATCTTTATCTTTATCTTTATCGTCTTTCTTGCCAAATCCCGACAACTCTCCGATTTTTTCCGAAATCTTTACAAGTTCACCGCCCGGAAAGAGCATTTTTGCAAGATCGTTCGGGGTTTCCGCCTTGTAATGCTCCTTTAACTCCTTGTCCTTTAAGTTTGGTTCAATGCAACCTGCTACTACTACCATAGCGTGAGTGTCATACACGCGACTCATATCTACTCTGCCAGATTTATTTGTCGCGCTTGACATAATCTCAGTATATCGACTACCCGATAACGCTTTTACCGTAATTTCTACCTCTTCGCCTGCTATTTTTGATAAGTGACAAGCTTTTACTTTTTCTATAGGTACTTCAAGAAGCTTATCTCTATCAAGCTTCATAAGTCTTTCCATTAAAGATGCCATGATTTGCTCCTCCTATGCTCTTATATCGTCAAGAAAATCCCAATCTTCGAAAGTGAAACTATAAGATTCCTCTGTGTTTTTCTGTACTTCCCAGTCCATCAGGATCGCTTTATCAAATTTGCAGTGATAAAAGACTACTCTTTCAACTCCTAGTGCATCTGGATCTGCAAGCTTTGCGATAATTTTAAAGTCAGGCGTTTTCCCCTTTTTTACTTTATCAGATATTGCCCTTGAAATGTTAGATCTTACATGGTGAAGTTTTACGCTCCCTTTGCCCTCAAGCTTAGTCATTTTCTTACCCGCCGTAAGACTTCTGACCATCGAAATATCTGAATAAGATATACTCACCTCGCCTTTACAAGACATAACTTCGCCGATGTATTCGTCATCAACCCACAATTCTCCCCAAGTTCCATTTATGACCTGATTAGATACAAATTTCTTCATGCTCTACCTCCTTACACTGAAATCTTTAAAGATACATCTTCGATAGCATCTGCTAATGACACCACAGCCCTCAAAAAGATGTGTGAACCCGTGTTCGCTCTCTTGACCTCTTCATCTGTACAGTCATCAAGATTCTTTTCCTTGCCATCTTCAAGTACAACCTTCTTGCCGGACTCTTTGAGGTACCTTCTTTGCTCATCTATATCTATCTCGCACTTGCCAGCAGTTATGAGTTCGTCTGCTTTTATTCGTGTGAAATAAGAGTCAGTAGCGGTAATTAAAAGGCATTTGTTATCATAGCTGTTTAAAAACTTGCCTATATAGCTATCTTCTATAGTCGTCCTTATATCATCCTCCATCATGTCCATGGTCTCAACAAGCTTAATCTTCTTAAAGCTATCGCCCTTTTCGGCTGTGGTGGTTGTAAGTGATGTTACTGCACGATTTAACTTAACCTTTTCGCCATCCCAAACAGCTATAAGCTTGCCGTCGCCTACCGCTGTATCCTGCTCGGTCTTTGTAAGTCTGCTTACATCCACAAAGTCCTGCAAAGGTGCATATGTACCCGATACAGTCAGGCCTGTACCTGCCAAAAGACCTGCAATTCTTGCACATCCCTGTTCGGGTGTTATCGCCTGCTCCTTTGTTCTGTACAAAGTAGAACACCAATTTATTACGCCTTCGCTATCTGCCGTTATCTCTGGCAGTACCACTTTTACAAGATTATGCTCATCTCTTTGCTTCTTTGCCCATGTGGCGATATCCTGAACCTTATTATCTGTTTTTACGGTCGGTATGGCCATATATGTGAATTTTTCATTCTCAAAGTACTGCATCATATCCTTGTATGCCTTTGTCATATCTTCAGCGGTAGGCATAACATAGACAACTACATACTTAGGTGCGTGACTATATCCAATTAAAGCATCCTTAACAAATTGCTCATTTTCAGCGCTTAAAACTCCGGTTGGAATGTCACTAATACTCATAACCTTAAAAGCCTGCTGTCTTGTACCCTTTAAGACAAGGGCGACAATTCCACGCTCGCCCCTTGTCACCGCACTTGCACCCTGTTCGGTAAAAGCGATTGTGATACTTGGTGATGTTAATTTTGCCATTTATCTACTTCCTTTCTTTTCCATGTTCAAATGAATATCTTCTATAAGTTCGCCATCGTGATACTCTGTACTTTCGTACCAATCCAACTTAAAGGACATCTGCGGAATATTGCCATGGTCCTCGATATAGTCGTGTGTGTACTCTGTGACCAGTAGTCGCCTGTCCTTGATTATCAAGACCATACCTAAGCTATCGAATATGTTTTCGATAACCTCAAGTGCTTCCGTCTGTTTAGCCACTTTTTGTACAAAAGTAATTTTCACTGAACACGATTTGTGCATCATATTTCGACTCTCTCTATTTATAACGAATGGCACGACCTCAACAAAAAAATATGGTGGTACTGCATTATCTACAGTGTCGTTTCCGTATCTTTTGATGTTTGGATATTCTCTTTTCAAAATCAAATTTACTTCTTTGATGATGTCAGCATAAATAATCATGAAAGCCCCCGATCTGCCAAGGCCTTATTAATAGCCGATTGCATCATATCTGGGTATTTGCTTTCATACTCTTCTCTTGTTTTTTCTGCATAGTGCTTGCCCTCAACAAAACCACCCGTATCCACTCCGTTTATAAATTTTCTGTGGCCATTTTCGACAAGGTGGAAGTGTGGCGCCTTATTCGTGACCGCAACGCTTGCAATCATTCCTGAAGGGCTGTAATTCTTCGTTGTTTTCCATCTTTTCAAGCCCTTTGCACCGCTTTTATAGCTTGACGGCATCTTTGCATTGCAGTCCTTCGTCCACGCTTTCGCCGTTTTTATGACCGCATCATTTAGCTCATCAGGCGACTGTGTTGCCATGCTTTGCATATCTTCAAGCAAGCTTTCAAGTCCGATAAAATGTACTGACTCCATTACTCCCTCCTTTCCTCGTGGTCTTTGTTTTCTGTACACATAAGTTCAAGATAATAATTCGCCTCTAATGGGTTGACAATGTAATTTATAAGAAACTGCCTGCCCTGATACTCAATCACATCTTTTTCAGTAATATCTGTATTCCTGATTGTAATTTTGTATACAAGCTTGCTTGTTGTCTTATAGTGTTCTAATTGTTCGTTTCCTCTTAGTGGTCTTATCTCTGCCCAAACTTTTTTATGCACTGATAAAGTACTCACGATATTGGCAAGTTCGTCCTCTGTCTCTATGTATCTTAGTATATTGACCTTTTTATTAAGCCTTCCAGGATTTATACCTTTCATGTATCCCCCTTAAGTGCTTTTTTCATTTGCAGTTGCAAGATTATACTCTTAAAAGTGTATTCAATCGCTTTTCTTTGCTGTATATCCGACTGCATAAGCTCTCTATTGTCATACAGATTTTGCACTATCGCACAAAAAAGAAGGTTTGCCGTCTTATCCTCTTCGTCGTATTCACCTACAGCGGACACGATATATTCTTTCGCCGTCTCCATCATTAAAGATATGAGTCCGTCATCGTCGTCGCCGTCTACCCTTAAGTAGTCTTTGACCGTTTCAATCGTCATAGGCTAATACCTCCTAAAAAGCCCCTGCAGATGCAAGGGCTAAAACATTACTACGGTGTTACTGTGATGGTACCATTTACAAATGCATCAGAATCCTTGACTTTGCAGTCAAATCTTTCGATGCCTCTGAACAGTGTCAAATCCTGCTCAAAAGCGTTCAGTGTTCCGACTGCTGCCACGTTGGAAGTCATGATATTAAGCTTCGCTCTGTCAAAAATCTTCACAGCTTCCTTTAAATCACCAACGATGAATGGAATCTTATTGGTCTTTGTGGCCAAAATTGTATTTGGTACAACCTTTACAGGTATCTTTCTTGCCCCTACCGCAAGTACCATCTGCATTGGGTTCTGAAAATCAGGACTAAGCAAGTATCTCCCTTGCTTGTCTACTAAAGTATCAAGGTAATTAAGTCCATCATCGTTAGTCACGATTGCAACCCCTCCGGCATATGCAGCACCTAAGGTGACATTTACGGCCTTTTTGATGCCGTCAAGGTTCTCGGCAAGCCACTTTGTAAGTACAGCGGTGATATTGGCATCTGAGTCGGCCAAAAGCTCAGATGTAACCGGCATATACCCTGCATACTTCTTAACAGCATACTCAAGAATTTCAAACTGTGGGGTGTTATTGCCCTGAATTTTCCCAGCCTCTGCCACAGCTTTAAAGCCTTCGGCCTGCGCCTTTTTCTGAAAGGTTCTTCTACCGCTACTTGTCTTTACTGTCTCCACATCAACAAGACTTTCCAGTGAGAATGTAGCCTCTTTATACTGATTGATTTTTGTCTGAATATCATCAGGCACTGTATAACCGCCATCAGCCTTTGTGCCTTCAGTCATTGTGTTAGTGTAAAAGCCGTGTCTAGCTGCCTCTGCAAAGTCATGTACGGCATCAGTTGGCTCGCCTGTTGTAACTACCTTCATGCCAACAGCATTGGCTGTTCCGCTTGTCATTCCAGATTGCTCATTTTCTATAATATCCTTAAGAATATTATATTGATCTTGAAGCTTTACAAGCTCCTCTTTTGCTGTCTTTGCTTCCTCTATCTTTCCCTGCTCCGCAAGGTTCTTTACTTCAAGCTTCTTTGCATTGATTTGATTAAGTAACTCCTGTAAATTCATACTATTTGCTCCTTTCACGCCCCGAATTTATCAAGGTCTTTTAGTAACTCATTCTTTTCTTTTTCAGTATCGGCCTTTTTGGCTTCATACTTTTTTATCATCTCATCTGTAACCTTTAAATTACCGATGCCGTTAGTGATTACCAGCTCACCTGCCTGACTTATAGCATCTATAAAGCCAAGTTCTACAGCCTTATCAGCTGTTATCCAAGTTTCAGCATCCATCATCTGAATGATTTCTTCTTTGTTCTTGCCCGTCTTTTCGACATATGCACTTGCCAAAGCTTCATCCCATGCCTTTAAGGTCTCGGCCTGCTTACTAAGTTGTGCATGATTTCCGCTTATATAGCTTGCACTAACATCATGTATCATAAGCATACCGACAGGTGATATTGTACTTTTGCCCGCCATTGCTATGACGGATGCAGCAGATGCCGCAAGCCCTTCCACTTCAATGTCTACATCATTGCGACCTCTAAGTGTGCTATATATCTCCTGCCCTGCAAACACATCACCGCCACCGGAGTTTATTTTTACCTGCAAGCGGTCACCTTTTGGCATTTCCTCAAGTGCTGTGAGTACATCACCCGGAGTAGTACAGTCATAGCCGAACCACTCATAAATATCTTTCATGTCATTACTGACTATATCGCCTTTTATCTTGAGTATCATCCTTTGCCCTCCTTTCCTAAGTTATATGCAGCCCCTACATCAGTAAGAGGCACATAATTGCCGTTTACTATAAGCACATCACCACCCTCTAAAGAAGGAAGATCCAAAAGGTGACGGCCTTCATTTGGTGTATAAATTCCATTTTGGACTGCCGAAGTTATAGATTGCATTTGTGTCTCCATATTGGCACGCAAAAGCACTTTTTCATTGAATTTGTATACAAATCCTTTTGCTCTCTGTTCATCAGTCAAGCACTTGTAATTTATCTCCTGTTCGTATTGATTTAAGCGGTACATCATTGTATCTATCAAAAAGCTAAGTTGTTGTGATTCGGAGTTTGAATAGCTGCTCTTTTCATAATCATTGATCTGATTTGGCTTTACTCCGAACGCCGCCGCAATCTGTAAGGCACTGTACTTCTTGAGCTCCATATACTGCGCATCTGCAAGTGTATATGTAAGCGGCTCAAGCTTCATGCCGATTGGCAACGCTACCACCTTGCCTGCATTTTCCGCACCTGTGAGAAGTTCGTTATACTTTTTCTGTAATTGCATCCTTAATTTTTCGTCAAGGTCGCCAGTATACTGCAGTACACTTGATGCAGTCAGACCGCTCTTATATAGCTTTTCAAGATATCTCTGTGAGTATCCTGCGCCTTGTATAGTACTTTTCAGTATTTCTCTTACTGAAAGCCCCATGACTCCATCCCACGAAAGCCAATTTTTGATATGCAAGACATCTTCCTGTCTGAAGACCGCCGTTTCGCCATTTTGTGGATTGCTATATTGATAATACAGTCTTCCACGGTCGCCAAAAACGCCTGCGTCGTCCATGTATACAGTCACGCAATCGGATTTCATTATCCAATAAGCTTTCGTCTGTATCTTTCCGGCCTTTAAACCCCTACCATAATCCCTTTGTATCCACGCGTAAGCATTACCGTAATGCTGGCAATTTGCTTCCATGGTTGACCAGAAGGTTGACGGAGTCATTACGCTGTTCGGCCTGTACAAAAGCACATCTACGGCATCGGCCCTTACTCTTCCACCTGTCGCATCCTCTTTATATAGCTTCAGCGGCATCTTTCCCATCGTTTCGGATAAGACCTTTAGACATGTGAAGTACGTTGTCTCTGAAAGCGCCTTCGGGGTAGTGATATCATCATCTATCCCCAGCCATTGCCGGAGCCGTTCACTTGCTGTGTCCGTCGTTTCAGGTATAAAAAAGTTTTTCAAGCTGTTAAAAAAAAATCCCATTTTATCCCGTCATTCCTTTCAAAAAATTCTCTATGTATTCGCTATAGCTTTCTGACTCAAAATTATGATATAAAGCTAATTTAAACGCTCCTAAAGTTGCATCGACCGGATCTATTCGCTTAGTAGTTGCGTCTTTATCAATCTTGATAAGTCCGTTGTTTGTCCTTACAACGGCATTGGACATAGCGTAATTAAATAAAGGGTTATGCAGATAAACCACATTACCCGAATAAACCTGCTCCCTAAAGCCTTGTGTACTTTCGTTCAAGCTTTTATGACTTTGATAAACCTCTTCGACTGTATAGCCTTCGTCCGACAGATCCATCATTAATTTTGCGGCATTATTTGGATCGAAACAAAAACACTGAATATCTAACTGATATT